TGGGCTGCGCTGATTGAACGCAACCCAAATGAGGACGCCGACGATGCGGAAGTGTTCGCGATCAGCGGCACCACCTTTCAGGTCGCGCCGATCACTGACGATGATTTTATCGTGGTGATTTCCGGTTCCGTCCCGGCGCTCACCTCCGGCAACACCACCAATTGGCTGCTGACGCTGGCTCCTGACTATTACCTGTTTTACGGGCAGGCCTGCGCTGCCGCCAAGTTCAAGGCGTATGACGAGGCGGCGCTGCTCAGAGGTGCGGCAAACGCTGTCCTCGATGAGATCGTCTCGCAGGGCAATGTGGCCGAATACGGCAGCGCCGAAATGACGCTGGCGATGGTCACGCCCTGATGCAGTTCCCCTTCGGTCGCCTCGCCCCGGATGCCCTCGAAATGGAACCCGGCATTTGCATGGTTGCCGATGGCGTGCTGCCACTGCGGTCGGGCTATGGGCCATACCCCGGATTGAGCGAATCCGCCACCGCCACGGCGCTTTCTGCCGCTCCGCGCGGCATGCTCTCCTATACCAAGGCGGACGGCTCGTGGGCTGTGGTTGCGGGCACCGAAACCACTATCGAGGAGAAGGCGTCCGACGACACTTGGTCGTCAATTGGCACGGGCTTTACCAGCACCGAAGGCGACGACTGGTGCATGGCCCGCTTCGGCACGAAACTGCTGGCCACCAACACCACGGACGGGCTCAACGCCTATGACGTGGAAACGCCGGCCGGGTTCGGCGCTGTGGCGGCGGCCGGTGATCCTCGGTGGATATTCGAGTGCGGCAACATGCTGTTCGGACTCGATTGCCTTGATCGCTCAAGCGCTCGCGACAACCGGCTGATCCGCTCCTCCAAATTCTCCGATCACACGGCATGGACCGGGGTAGGGACAGACTATCAGCCGCTCGAAAGCGGCGGGGCGCTGATCTGGGGCGGCAAGCTGTCCGATACCTCGGCACTGGTGTTGCAGGAGCGGGCGGTAAAGCTCATTCAGGTGGGCAATGTCGGCGGCGGGGCGCTCTGGGGATTGCAATCGGTGGCCGAGGAGTTCGGATCGAGCGGGGCCAAGTCCTGCGTCAATTTCGACGGCATGGTCTTCTGGTTCGCGACTGATGGCTTCCGCAAGTTCTCGCTCGGCGGCGGTATCGAGCAGATCGGCGCCGGGCTGGTGGACCAATGGTTTCTGGACCGCGTTGACCAGTCCGATTTGTCGCTGATCCAGGCGAGTATCGATCCGTTCCGCAAGTGCGTGCTGTGGCGCTACAAGCGAACCGATGTCGGTGCCTCGGTGATCTTCGAGGACATCATCGGCTACAACTGGCAGTGGAAGCGCTGGTTCACGCTGGACCTCGATACGACCTATCTCAGCTACACGGCGGAACCGGCATCGACCTATGACGCCTATTCCGGCACCTATGACGCGGCGACCACTACCTACGACGCACGGACATTGCAGGGCGGGCAACCGCAGTTCGGGGTGCTCAACAGCACTTTCGTCTGGAATACGTTCTCCGGCAGCAATCTTGCCGCGACACTCACCACGGCCACGTCCAACAGTCCGGTAACCGGACTGATCGGCTGGGCAACGCCGATTGACGATGCGGCGGCCGGCACTTTGGAACTCGGGGTCAAGGACCAGACATCCGACTCGATCACGTGGAAGACGGCGGCGAGCAAGGTTTCGGCCGGGCGGGTGCCGCTGCGGGGTCGGGGGACGAACATCGCCTTTCGCTACAACGTCGCGGCCGGGGCAGACTGGTCCTATGCGCGAGGGGTTGATCATATCGTGGCAGCAACAGGCGGTCCGAGATGAGCTACCTGATCGAAGGCGCACTTCAGACCGAAGACACCAAGCTGACGGACAACACGGAAACGACCGTCTATACCGCCGACAGCGCAACGACCATCGTTTCGATCACCGCGACCGAAAACAATGCCGGCACGCCGACGCTGACCATCGAAAAGCACGATGGCACGAACTCGTATTATCTGCGCAAGGCGGTCGCCATGACGGCGGGAACGGCCTTCATCTGGGACAGCCCGTTCCGACTGCCGCACGGCTGGACGCTCAAGGTTACGTCCTCGGATGCACAGGGCGAAATCGACGTGTCGGTCAGCTACGTGACCTCCGTTGCCGCCGCGATGCTGCGCGCAAAATAGATGTTCCGGCACATTGCGGCACGGTATGTCCCGTTCGAATGGGAACGGCTGGCGTTGCTGCTGGCCCCGGCGGTAAGGGCTGATCCGGGCGCCACCATGCAGGGCCTCTATCGCAAGCTGGCGGCGGGGCAGGCAGCGGTTCTGGACGTGACCATGCCCACGGCGCGCGGTGTTCTGATTATCGAAACCGTCGAAGATGACGGCATGGTTTGCTGGATTACCCACCTTGCCGGTTCGGTGGATGGCGGGCCGAAGAAGTGGCTTGCCACCATGCGCGCAGAGATGGCTGGTTTTGAGCGCATCGCCAAGGCGGCGGGCTACCGGCAGATACGGATTTGCGGTCGCAACTGGCGCCGCGTGTTCGACAGTTACCGAGTGCATGACGACGCGACAAACGAGCTACGGAAAGACCTCACATGAAAAGCTGTTCCTTTGAGGGGTGCGACAAGCACCACCATGCCCGAGGGACTCTCGCTCAGATGTTCAATCTCAACCGAGCGTACGTCTACGAGGTAGTTAGCGGGAAAACCTGGGGGCACATTTAATGGGCGGCGGCGGCACACAACAGACCACCAGCACCACCGGGCCGTCCAATCCCAACGTGACGGCGACCCAGAACAAGCTGCTGACCGGGCTGCAATCGACCTACGACGCAGGCGTCAAGCCGTTTGAAAAGTCGCTCTATGCCGGGGCCGGGGATACCACCCAGAGCGCATGGAACATGGGGCTTGGATCGGCCAATCAGCCGGCGTTCACGTCCGGCATATCCGGGGCGATGACCGACTTTGGTGAAGTCGCGGCTGGTAACCGGTTTGGCATGGACGATCCGGGTTATGCGGCGCTTCGCGCCAAGGCCGGGCAGGACACGCTCCGGGACGTGGGGTCCGCGTTCACAAGCTCCGGCCGCTTCGGCGGTGGCTCGTACGTGGACCAAGCCACCGAAAGCCTCGGCAACGTCTATGCCGGGATGGACTACCAGAACTACCAGAACGACATCCAACGCCAGCAGCAGGCGGCGCAGATGCTCCCCGGCCTCTATGGTGCCGCCCAGCTCCCGGCCTCGGCCATGGGCGCTATCGGGGCGGCGCAGGATCAGGATTCCCAAGCACAACTCATGGCTGAAAACGACCTGTTCCGGCGCACCAACGATGTGGGATGGGACCGAGATGCGCGGGCATCCTCGGTCCTTGCCGGCACTGCAGCGGGTGCGGGTCAGGAGACGACGAACATAGAACCCGCAACTCCCTGGTGGCAAACAATGGGCGCTGGAGCCCTTGGGCTGGGGGCTATGTTCCTATGAGGCAATCATGCGAATTTGATGGGAGGCATGTCTAATGGCCGGTCTTCTCAAGGGCACAGGTTTTGGTGACTGGCTCGATCCTCGCCGCAATTCCATTCTCGGCTTTGCCTCCGGACTGGCACAGGGCAACAATTTTGGGCAGGGCGTCGGTTACGGCCTTCAGGGCGCCATGCAGGGCCGGCAGGCCGATGACGCCTACGCCACGCAGCAAAAGGCCGAAGCCGAACGCGCCGAACAGCTCAATCAGACCGTGCAGTTCCTCCAGCAGCAGCACCCCGACCTTGCCGAGATGGTGTCGGCGGGAATGCCTGTAGGCGAGGCGTGGCAGGCGGCGTTGACACGGATGCAGCCATCGGCCCCAGAGAAGCCCACCGACGACATACGCGAGTTCGATTATGCGCGTCAGAATGGCTTTGAGGGATCGTTCGCTGAGTGGATGGGTCAGAAGACTCCGCAGACGAACGTCACCACCAACGTCGGCGGCACCGATCCTTTCTATGACGCGATGGATAAGCAGCTAGCGGGGCAGACTGCCGCATCAATCGAGGCTGGCGCGAACGCCCAGAGCAATAACATCAGACTCGGGGAACTTGAAACGCTGCTCCAAACAGCACCGCAAGGTGCTCAAGGCGCGATGGTGCAGGTGGCCGGTTCGCTGGGTATTCCAACACAAGGGCTTGACGACGTTCAGGCTGCGCAGGCGCTCATCAGCCAGATGGTGCCGGGACAGCGCCCGCCGGGATCGGGCACCATGTCGGACGCTGATTTGGCGCTATTCAAGCAGTCACTCCCTGCCATCATTAACCAGCCGGGCGGCAATCAGCAAATCCTTCGGACCATGAAGGCGATCAACGAATACACCATTGCCCAGGCCCAGATCGCGCAAATGGTCGCCAATCGGGAAATCAGCCCCGCCGAGGGCAGGGAGATGCAGGCTAAGGTGCCGAACCCGCTGGGGCGCAACGGCGCCGGCAGTGCCACGCCCGGCGGCGATATCGACACTCTCTTGGAAAAGTACCAGTAGATGACTACGCTCCAGCAGCTTGAGGACGCATTGCGGAAGGCCGATGCCGCTGGCAACGTCGAAGACGCACGCGCCTTCGCCAATGCCATTCGGCAGATGCGCGCAGCGGGAGAACCACAGCAGTCACCTGCCCAGCCTGCGGCAGCAGGCGGCGGCTCCGTCATGGACGCGCTCACGGCCAAAATCCAGGAGATGGACGAGTTCAGCCGCCCGGAGCAGCCCGCTCAGCCGATGGGGCCGAACCCGCGTGCCAGCCAGTTGCCCGGCGTGCTTGGTGATCTCCACAACCTCTCGCGTGCCAGCGCTGCCGGTGGCGGGCAGGGAACCACTCTCGGCTGGGGGGATGAACTCTATGCCGGCGTGACAGCGCCGATACGTGCCATCGGCCCGGCCATGGCGGGAGAGGGATATGACGTGGGCAAGGCCTTCGGTGAGGGCCTGTCCATGATGCAGGAGGATACCAGGAACGACATTGCCCTGAACCCCGGAATGGCCCAGGCGAGTGATCTTCTGGGTTCCGTCGCCCTGATGGGCAAATCGGGCGGCAGGCTCCCGGCACCCGCCGTTGCCACGGCAGCGCAAACGGCTGGAAAGCTTGCCGCCAAGGGAGCGACGGTTGGTGGCGCGTATGGGGCCGTTAGTGGCGCAGGCCGCGGCGAAACCATGGAAGAGCGGCTCACGGGCGCTGCCACGGGTGGCGCGACAGGCGTGCTCTTGGGGGGCGCGGGTGGGTACACCGTAGGCAAACTCGCCATTCCGTCACATCCCAAAGTTCCCACACCAGGGGAAATGAAGCGGCAGGCGGTTTCCGGGTTCAAGGCTTCAGAGGCTACCGGAGCGGTGATCTCGCAGCCCTCGGTTGCGGTCTATGCCGATGAACTCCAGAACATGCTTAGGCAAGAAGGGCTGATCACACCAAGCGGCAAGGTCGCGGGCTATCCCGGCGTTTCGCATGCGCTCAACCTCATAGATGATTTTGCGCAGGGCAACACCACGATCATGCAGGCGCGGGCGATCCGTAAGCAACTTGGTCGCGCCGCCTCTAGCGCAGATGCGGCTGAACGGGAAATCGCGGTTCGCATGATCGAACAATTCGATGATTTCATGGAGGCGCTACGTCCTGGCAATTTTGTGGCTGGCAACGGCAAGGAAGCCGTCAACCAGTGGATGCGGGCAAGGTCCTCCTACCATGTCGCCAAGAAGGGCGAGAGCGTCGAGAAGTTGATTGAAACGGCGGCTCGCAAGCACAGAAAATCCCGCGCTATCGGTATCGATGCCGCATTGCGCAACCAGTTTGACAACTTCGTCAGCAGGGACCGCAACCTTCGCGGGTTCAACCCAGCAGAGCGAGCAGCCTTAACACGGGTGGGGGAAGGCACGCCGGTGGGCAATGCGGCTCGTGCCGTTGGCGGTCTGGCTCCGTCGAGCGCAGCCGGGCTGACGTTCAAGGGCGGGGTGCCGTACATGATCGGGCAGACGCTAGGCGGCGGCCCCGTGACGGGCGCAATTGCGGCAGGTGGCACCATGGGTCTCGGCATGGCGGGGCGTATCGTTGCGAACATGTCCACCAAGCAACAGGCAGCACTTGCCAGTTTGATCATACGGAATGGCGGCAAGCTGCCCCCACCACAGATGCTGCCACCGGCGTTGCAGCAGGCGTTCGGCGGCTTTCTGAGAACAGAGGGCAGTCAGTCGCCAGAACTCGGGAAAGCCGTTCTACAAATGCTTACTCAGAGCAATCCACAACTTCTTGGCACATCCAAGCGGTGAACGGCTCAGCGAAGTAAATCTCTACAATCGGATTGATGAGCATGTAGAGAAATCCGAGCATGCTGAAATAGCAGAACAGCACCGCAAGGATCGTCAGGCCATGATCGCCGAAGATGCGCTCCTTGCGGGGGCCATGTCGGCGGATCGGTGGGAAATAGTCAATATCGCCCCGGACTGGGGGCTGGCTCCATTCGTTCCGCTCAGGTCGGCTCAACTGTTTCTCCTGTCCCCGCCACAAATCTAATCATTCCCTACGAGGTCCGCAATGGGCGAAATCATCGGCTATAAGCACGGTGAAAATTCCGTTGGCAACGTTGACCCGCGCCTGTGGGACATTGTTCAGAACGCGATTGCCGCCATTCCCTACAATGCCCAGATACGCTCGGGTTCGGAGCGCGGCAAGGGCGACAAGGGCAATCACTCCGGCGGCCATGCCATTGACGTGACCCTGATCGACCCTGCGACCGGCAATGTCGTTCCCGATACCGGCAAGAAGGGCGGCGCGGCATCGGCCAAGATTTATGAGCAGTACGCTCAGGCGGCTCGCGTCTATCAGCAAGAGAAGTACCCTGATCTGGACAAGACCTTCCGCTGGGGCGGCGGCTTCAAACAGGGCTATCCCTTCGACCTGATGCACCTCGACATCACCCCACAACGTGGAGGGGCGATGGCCTACTACGATTGGGACAAGGGCTTTACTCAAGCGGCGTTTAACGACCTTCCTGGCCTCAAGGGGCAGGTGTCCGGCGGGCTCGGCGGGGCGACAGGCGGGCGTCTAGTCGCGCAGTACCAGCAGGCGCTCAAGGGCTCCGGCGGGCTGATGCCTCCGATGAACATCCCCAGCGTGGCCTCGGCAACATCTGCCGCCTATGCGCCGGCGCCAGCCAGCAAGTCCTCGGCTCTCGATGCCATTACGCGGGTGGCCGGAACCCAAGGGCCGATGGGTATCCCCAGCCAGTACGACAGCCCGCGCACGCCACAGCAGGTGGCCTCGCTCTACCAGGGCATTCTTCCCCGCCCGCCCACTGCCGCGCCGCCGACACAGGCCCAGATGCAGGCCATGCGCGCAGTTCCGCAGCGTGGCTTGCCGCCCATCCCCGGCGCCGCCGTCTCCCCGCGTCTTGTCGGCAATGCGACCAGTTACGATCCGTTGGCTGTTGGCCGCGTTACGCCGGACATGGACCGCCAGTATGACGCCTCAAACCGGATGAACCAGCAGGGGCTCGGGGCGTTGCTGGGACGCGGGCCGTCACCTGGCACGCCGAATCCGGCCGCTCGCGCCCAACTGCCCTCCACCTTCCCGGCCCGTCCCGGCGTAGTGGCACCCAATACGCGCCTGCCGGTTCCGGCTATCCCATCGAGCCCAGCCCCCGTTCCCCGTCCCTACAGCGAGGTGGCAACCGCCCGAGCCGGTCTCGCTCCGGCATCGATCCCGCAGACCGACGCCGAGCGCATGTGGGCGGGAACCAACTTCCGCGACCCCTACGATATGCCGGGCGTAGGCAGTCCGAGCTTTGCCGATCTGCAAGCGAAGATGGCACCGCGCCCCAGCATTTATGCGCCCACGCCAGCGACCATGAGCGGCGGTATGGCATCATCGCGTTTTGCTCCCCCGCCTATTCCGGCAACCATGTCGCGCGGGCTCTCAGCCTCGCGCTTGGCACCGCCATCGCCAATGCGGGCACCTGTCCCCGCCACCATGTCGGCAGGGCTCCGGGGCGTGCCCAGCGTGCCGCAGCGGCCGGTCGCTTCCGTGCCAAGCCCGCAGCGTCCGTCCGGCCCGTCTTCCCCGGTCATCGCACAGTCCGGCGGCTATTTGTACCAGCAGACGGCTGACGGCTGGAAGCGGGTAGGAAAGTCGTCCTCGTCCAGCAATTCCTCGTCCTCAGGCGGCTATTCCGCGCCGCAAAGCCTCGTCTAAAAGGAGCCGTCATGTCAAAAGACGCTGTTAGCGATTGGGACGCCACGGCGGCCAATAATACCGATATCGCGGGCATCAACATCCAGGGCTCCGGCAATGTGTCGCAAGCCGATGACGCCATGCGCACGATCATGGCTCAGGTCGGGGCGTACACGCGTCACGGCGCCGATCTGGCGACGGCGGGGACGCTCAACCTGGACTCCATCGACACAATGTTCGTCAATCTGACCGGAGCGACGACCGTAACGGCAGTGACTCTGACAGAGAAGCATTCGAGGCGCTGCCGAGCGGTTGGTGCCTTCCTCCTCACGGCTTCCGCCTCCCTCGTCGTCAATGGCTCCGCGTCCGTAGATTACACGACCACAGCGGGCGATCTGCTGTTCTTCGAGGGCTATGCGGCGAGCGTGGTGCGGGTGTGGTCCGTGGCTGCCATCAACGCCACAAACGTCGATGCGGCTGGCGCAGTGATGAACTCGGACACGTCGACTGCGGCAATGTCGTTCGTCGTTGACGAAGACGATATGACGTCCGATTCGGCAACCAAGGTTCCGAGCCAACAGAGCGTCAAGGCGTATGTCGATGATAATGCCAGCGGCATCACCCTCGGTACTCCCGTCGCCTCCACCTCCGGCACGGCCATCGACTTCACCGGCATCCCGGCTGGCACGAAGCGGATAACGGTGATGCTAAAAGGAGTTTCAACTAGCGGTACAAGTAATCTTCTGTTTCAACTCGGGGACTCCGAAGGGATAGAAACAAGC